AAAGTTATTTGATGCTGTCGGTTGTGCGCGTAAGCCTAAAGTGCGTAAGTAATCAAATGCAGTCACTTCATAGATCGCATCACGTTGCATACCGGCTGGATCTCCCCACACCATCACTTGTGCTTTTGGATAACGTGCATTGATCTCAGCGAGTAACTGTTGACCAAATCTTTCCAGACCCATATCTTCTGTGACAATCTCATGCAGAATAATCCAACGGCCATTAGCTAATCGTTGCCCGATTGCGGCTGCTGGTGTTAAACCGAAGTCTAATCCTATGTGCAATGGTAACATTGGATCGTATTCCACGTCTGATGAACTCATTAACTGGTCATCATATTCTGGCCATACGGGTCGTCCTTCTTGGACGTATGTAAATTTACCTTCAGCATAACAACGTATCCAATCTAAGTTTTTACCACCTAGCATCTGATTATAATATCCACCCGGTAAGTTACGTACATTTTCTGCTTTAGGATTTATCTTCCACCAACGACCACCCGCAAAGATGTGATCGTTTGCTTCTGGAAGGTCAGGTAAATCTTCAGGGGATACTTCTACGACTCCACCGGGTTGTTGAAAGAAGTCCCATCCATACTTACCTGTGATCGGTTCTTTTTGACTTAAGCGGAACCACCAATGGTCGTCATCCATTGGGTTAGTATCCATCCAAACTCCATGCCAAGTCGGTCCACCATCCCGCTGTGTAGGATAGCGACCAACCCGATGAGTAAGACCATCAATAACAGCTTTTGGAAGTTCTCGTGCTTCATTGACCCATGCTCCTGTTAGTTCTAATGATAATAGTTTACGTACATCTTTAGGTTGGTCCAATGCTAAGAAGATCACTTCACAATCGATGCCAGCAGCATCACCTCGGGAGGGAAGGCGTATGTGATGTGTAATCGGAGGTGTGTATAACATCGGACCAAAAGTGTTTTCAGGAAATAACTCTTGCCATGTCTTAATGGTTGTCGTCTTAAGTTCTGGGTATGAGTTCCTGACAATCACAAATCTGGTATAACGAATGCCATCAATCGGTGATGGCTTCTGTCTAACGGCTCGCATCATGATTTCAGCAGCACACGCGTAGGACTTCCCCGAACCTACAGGACCCATCAAGCCTCTGACAAAAGCATTGCTTTGTAGAAACTTATAGGTTGTCAGTGCGCCACTGAAGTCAAGATCAATGCCTGGACCCGCTAGGCTTTTTTTACTGCGTTCTTTTTTATTACTCATTCTTCGTCATCAATATCTTTGAACTTCATTGTAGCCAAGCGTTTTAGTTCTTGATTCTCTTTCCATAGCGCATCAATAATTTCCATGACTCTTGAATTATTCAGATGTGCCATAGCGAACTCTTCACGCAACTGCTCAATCATTGCTTTAAGTTCCATCTTTAGTCTCCATGTGTTTCACTAAAAAAGCAACATAATGTTGTAACTTCCGCAAGTCCTCAACACCCCCCTTGTCTTTCCAGCGTAGTGCATACTTTATAATATTACCATTCAAGAATCCTTCATAAGCCTCGTCTGATAAATACTCTTGCATAATGTCTATAGGTTGAATGGCATGTCGCTTATAATGGTCGCCACCAACTTGGACATCTTTTGGGTCACTCATCTTTTATTCCTAATCTTTTTTTTGCTTCTTCTGCAAATTTTACCACAATGTCAAAGTGTTTGTCTCTGTTTGCTAAAACTTTATTAATCCAATCTGTTTGACGATTTTTGTTATTGCTCTTCATCTTCACTTCCTCGAGGATCTGTAGGTACTTCTTCCTGTTCTCTGTCATCAGTTTCTTCATAATATGTTGTTGTCTCCGGTGCTTTTACGTTAATGCCAATCACAGATGGTCGATCTGATTCGTCAGGAGTATCTAATAAACCTGATGCTTTTGCTAGGATTCTTAAAACACCCACCTTATCCCAAAGCTCAATATCAATAGTTGTATAACTATTGCCTTCCTTATCGGTCTTGGTAACAGTCTTAATACTCTTGATAGCTTGTAATGCATGCTCAGGAATATCTTTGCTTGCCTTGACCTTGATGTTACCTTCACTATCCCACTCCATAATGTCTGTTGGTTTTGTATTGGCAATACTGAGAAGACTGTAAGATACAGCCTCTCTGTTTGCAGCTAAGGTCGTAGACCGCTCCAAGTTCTTTTGCAAGGCTCTGACACCACCATACCCAGCTAGACTTGGAATCGGTTTACTTTTGTTTTTAACTTTCTTCTCAGTCATTAGAAAGGTAAGTCGTCTTCTAATTCATTTAACTGATCTGAGGACACAGCCTGATGCGCTGACTGCGTATTTTGTACTGGTGCTTGTGTCCCGGCACTGCCACCCGTAACAGGATTACCAATTCGTACTCGTCGATATGGTTGACCGCTATTCTTCCCAATGCCGTCCCATACATCGATATAATATCGTTGGCCGTCAGGTAAGGTAATTTGACTGGTGTAGTCAGGATGCCAATCCTCTTTCTTGTTTTGATTTATATTGCAATATACTTCCCCTTGCTTTTCTTGAAAACCACTATCTTGTGCCATTATTCTTCTTCCTTTTCTAATTCATAAATATGGACGACAGCTGCGCCACCATCCCTTGCTTCACCTCTAGCAATCTCAATGTATTCAAATTGACTATCGTCATCATACACGTTAGCCTTCATGAGTGCATCTAATATTGCTTTTAGTGTGTTATCTAAATCAAACTTACGCTTTGATCTAGGATGTATCATAACACTAATCCCTAGAGAAACATCACCGAAGCCTTTATAGCCTTGTGACTTCACAATGGCAAACACTTCCTCGGTAAATTTTTTCCCAGCGGGAGAGATATATCTTCGCTTTCCCGTTGCATGCCAATAATTATTGACACTGGGCGGATACGGCAATTCATATCTTAGTGTAGGTTTCACTTTAATCGATCCAATCTTGCATTGACATCTCGACTGAGATAATACTTAATTGCATCGTTAATCAAACTTGCTTTTGTTTTCTCTTCACGCTTAGCTGCTTGTGTTAGCAGTTCAACACTTTGTGGTGTTAAGCGCACAAGAAAAGGTTTTAAATCACTCATGCTACTGCCTTTCTTTTGTTATCATATTCATCTAGCTCATCTTGACGAGCTGACCACATTGCGCTGGCTAATTCAAATACGTCATACATGACAGAATGTGGTCGTTTAATGTCTGCAACTCCGTCATAGTCGATAGATTTTAAATATTGCTGTAATACAACAGGTAATATAATCTTGGCATACTCCATCATTTCTTCATAATCAGATTGTTCTAATTCCCAATACTCATTTGTATTAACATCTTTTGGCGCACGACTTTTTAATCCTTTACTAATCGTGTAGGCACCAAATAAATGTACGCCTTTGTCAGCATACTTTTTAAACTCTTCTTTGGTTAATTCATTCATTATACTTCTCCTTGTAATGGGGGTAATGGTGGTTCATAGAGCGGAGGTAGAATCTCAGGTAATAATGCTTCCCGAGTTTCTATCTCTGGTAAAGGTACTGGATCTTCAACCGCAATACTTTCTACATCAAACTCCACGATCTCATTTACTGTTCTCTCTTTTTTCCAACTGCCTATTGATGCCCAGATTGCAGCCATCAATACAGCAAATATACAAAATGCAGTGAGTCGATCTTGAAATCTAATCTCATCATCTTTACAATAATTCATCTTGATCTCCAATATATTTATTGCGGACTTTTTTCGTCGGCCGTCCACGACTCCGTATTGCATTTTCATGCTCTTTGGCTACATCACGCTTACACAATGCAATCATGTTTAACCATTGCTTGGCATCTATCTCCTTCATGCCATGCCCGGTAAAACCCTTAGTCATTTTCCAATAGCCACTTGGATCGGTAAACTTGTATTCCAACGGTTTACCATCGTTGAACTCATTACAGATGAGTTTATAGAATTCACGTAAGGTCACTTCTTTTTCCCAAAGATACGTTCAAAGTTCTCTTCAAACTTCTTACGATCTTGTATTGGTCTAGGTTTATCTCCTTTACCTCCTGGGCCTACTCCATCATTATTGCTCATATTTTATTTCCTTCTTAATAAAGTTTTTAGGTAATACGATATAATCTTCATGTAAACACTTTATCCAATTAATTTCTTCTTTAGTAAAGTTCTCATGTACATAACTATGAGCATGTGCGCATGTCTCAAAGCTGCCTACATATAATGTATTTGCTGGATTGTCACTTAAATAAATTACACATACAAATTCAAACATACTGTTCTCCTATAATCATAGTGTATATCTATTGTATATATATGTCAAATGTTAGCTAATATAATTTCAATACTTGCAATTCAACATAAAGTATGTAACAATATGAATACGGGGCTATTGCCCAGCCCACCTGTCGGTAGATAGCGACCAAAGGTATAAACGTGCTTAACAGCGAGGACTCTCCTTACACGGGATCTGTGAAAGCTGGTAGAAGAATTGAGACACTTCTATATGCTAGATAAACGAGAGCTATCCATGTATTACATGTATACCTGTTTTTTTACGGGCTTGGTTCTATTGGCTTTCTCGGTTAATCTTATTATGACAAACTCACCATGTAAATATCAATGCAAACTAGAGACTATCCAAGGCAAAGAGATATGCATTGCCTGTGGTAGAGCTATACAAGATATACGACAATGGAATGTTTATAGTGAAGAGCAAAAGTATATCTCAAATGTGCTATCTGAATATCGATTGAAAAAACTAGCAAAAATTTGAGTTAGGTACCCACGTCCGAGCCAGGGGCGGGGGGAGGGGATAAGGTCACTTTCTGAGCCAAGCACTCAATCTGTTTTACATTTACATGAGGTTATCCTGTTTGCTGTTTAGTACCATGTCGAGATAGCCCTGTTTGTGCATCATACCAAGCCTATCCATACATAGCTAAAAGACCTTATAGCTGTTTAGGGTTTATATCTGCGCACGATCTCAGCGATTGGAACGCCAAGTCTGACCAATCTATCAATCTCTGCGCGTTTATGCACTTGTTCCACAACACTTTTCAAACTAGCTATTACCTCTCTATCCGACTGACTAGATTGCATGACTTCATGCTGTGATTTCTCACTCTTTAACTTGTTGTTTTTACGCAACATGTTGTTTTTTTGCAACATCTGATTATATTCCACATTAGTGAATGGTTCCTTGGGTTCTCCCGCGATCTGTTCGGCTTCTCTGTCTGAGATATTCTCATCATAAATGATCCGCTTGGTCTTGCCTTTAATGTTTGTAGAATAGCCACCGAATTGCTTAATATATCCCTTAGTCTCTAGCTGTTTAATCTGCCGATTAATCGCACTTTGATTGACTCCTAAGTCATTCGCTAACCTTGCCTGACTCACATAAGTAAAGCCCGCTTTATTGCAATAACTAGCCAACAAACAAAGAATCTTTAATCCTGTCAATGTGAGATCTTTAGCCAACACAGCACGAAGAGGAACAACGCAGAACTTTCTTTGGTCAGGTTGCATAACCTTTTCTTTTATCTTGGGTACTTTTGGGAGTTTATATTCCATAATCTAATTATAACACTTCTCAGTGTTTATCTGTCCTTCAGCCATTATAAGAAATGAATTGAAAATAATTGTTGCAATTTCCTGACCATCTGAGATATACTACGTCTATCAGTTAGAAACACACATTTTAACCATTTAGGAGATACAAATGAAAACACTAGAACAAATACTAACAGCAGAAGAACTAGCAACACGCAAGCAGTTTTTTAACTTAATCAATAGCGTTAGCCCAGACTTTCGCGAAGAGATATTCTTTGACCAACTTAATGAAGAAATTAGAACAATCTTAAACAAAGTTAAAATCGTTCGTGCTATGGAAGTTAAAGGCTTACATAAATATCGTAACTTCAATGTCAAAACAGGTTATTTTGGTTTAGTAGATAAAATAATACTAGATGACAAACACTTCATTAGCTTTGCTAACCATGAACCAGAAATCTGGTATCAGTCTGAAAGTGGCGGATCATGCCCACTAGACTTGCACAATAAATCTAAGGCGGTGGCTTAACAGCCCCGCTTTATTCATAACCATTTAGGAGAATATTATGAACGATCAAACATGCAACGGCTGGACAAATTACCCAACTTGGAGAGTATCTCTTGAGTTCTTTTCAGACATCGAAGAGGAGGAACTCAAAGAGATCTTTGATGACAAGCCAGAAGACATGCCCATGCTAGATGTCGAGGGTTACCTTGAAGACATCGTACTAGATCACATCAGCAACGATGCCAAAGAAGGTTCAATTGCTCACTCTTACGCTTACGCTTTTGTTAACCAAGTCAACTGGTACGAGATCACTGAACACCTTTACAAACAATATCAAGAAACTTTAGAAATGGAGGAGGTTTAATCATGAACATATCTAAACCTATTGGAGCATACGCAACGATTAAATGGCTAGATGATGGCACTGTGGCACATGGTTACTTTTTCAACTTTGACGAAGGGGCTGACGATGATTACAGCTTCTTTTATTGTAATGGCGAACGTGATGTTAAGGAAGCTATGATCGAAGGCATGGAAGACTTTGTCGTTCTTGATTATGAATTAGTTTACAGTCACGCTGACGAGTCCTAATTGGACGAAACGCGCGCAAGCGCGTCCGTGACATAACAACCATTAAGGAATTAATATGCAAATAATTACTTACTTGCGTGTTAGCTCTGACATGCAAAAGAAAAGCGGGCTTGGCATTGATGCTCAGCGTTCTTTATGTATGCAACATATCAAGGCAAACGATGCGGAATTTGTAGCAGAGTTTGTTGAATATGAGAGCGGACGCAAGACATCATTTGAGGAACGCCCTGAACTTCATCGGGCATTGAACCTTTTAGAATCTCTCAAAGACTGCAAGTTATTAGTAGCAAGGACGGACAGACTCGCGCGAGATCTGCATTTTATTGCGGGACTTCTTAAGCGCAATGTCCAACTTGTTGTCGCGGGTCATAAAGAGATGTCAAAACTAGAATGGCACATGCACGCCATGATCGCAGAGCATGAAGCTGATCTGATCTCACAACGAACCAAGCAAGCTTTGGCAGAAGCTAAGGCGCGCGGTGTTCAATTGGGTTGTCCTCGCGACAAGATCGAGAATGCGCAGAAACTTGGAGGTCAAGCCACCAAGAAAAAAGCACAGATTTTTAGAGATAAGATCAGACCCATTATTCAGCAACTTATGAAAGATCCCTCATGCAAGCGCAGAGGTTTGCGCAATCGTGGCAAGGTCTCACATAAGCGGATCGCAGAGCGT